GTGTGATTGGAAGAGGTTCAACTCTGTTCATAGTCATTGTGCCAGTAGCACTTGACAGAGCAACTGCTGAGCCAGGTGTATAATCAGGAGCACTACCGCGTGTTGCTGAGATCGTAAAAGTAGTTGATGTGATAACTTCTTTTACATAATAAGTTGTGTTAATGGCAACACCACCAAAGACTGTGCCTTTGAATTGTACTGGCATACCAACAAACAATTCGTCTGTAGATTCGCAAGTAAATATATTTGTACTTGTTGCTGATTGTGTTATAGTTGTAATTTCGCTAACAAGAGGATAATCTCTGATAACAAAGTCTAAGCCAGTTCTAGAATCTCTAAAGTTAGTAAGTGATCTGCGTAAGATACTTGCTGTGATGGTAGCACCTGTTAGTACTACAGGTGTTGTGTTTGTTTGCCAACCACTTGGATAACTAATGATATTAGCCCAAGATAGATTCCAAAATGCTTTTTGATTGTATACAAGTTCTTGTGCTAAGACTTGACCATCAAATCCGCCAACTTGGTTAAGCGTGTTCTGACTAAACTTCGCCATATTATTATCCTCTTCGCTGTCTCGCGTTATGACTCTATCGTGCTGGCTCGCAGATATAGAGTGTGTTGTGTATATGTATTTATACTAAACTTATAAATTAATGGTTTAACTTGTTTTTATAAACAATCCTGAAGGTTCTAATGCTTTAAATATCCCCCCTAAGTTTTTATAATTACCTGTAGGAACTAATTCATTTCTTAATAGTATTAATGGAACTTTTCCTGTTGTTAAACTGCTTGTATTACTAGAAGTATTTGAAAATACCCCGTATTCAGTAGGCAAATTGTTTGATCTAATACCTAAAACAGTTGTTGCGCCTGCTGTAGCATCATCATCATACCCTACATACCCTAATTGTGATATCTGTGTATTACTAACACTTGTATTACCTTGCCAAGTATTACCACCATCTAAACTATAAGAAATTATTGCTGAATTACTTCCTCCATCATTTCTAATACCAAAAAATGTATTACCAATGGTATAAGTTATTGTTGTGGGCACATTTGCTCCAGTAGCAGTTATATTCCAATTAGTAGCATTATTTGAACCAACAATTATATAATTATTACCTACTGAATTGCCTGAATCAAAATCACTTGCAGATACAACAAAATTATTATTATAAACGCCGTCGCCGGCAGCAATCCAATTAACATAACTTCTATCAGCATTAGGAGTTAATGTAGGGATTGCAATTTTCGTGTTTGATGAAAAATCTGAAGTAAATATTACAATATTACCTAATACATTAGTACCATTAGCAGTGGCTGTAACATGTATTGTTCCAACTTTATTTATTTGTGCATAACCTGCTTCAGGTAAATTTGTAGATGATGTAGGCACTCCCGTGTCCAAACATAAAACAACTTTACTTATTTCAGTAAAATTAGTAGTATTCAAAAGAAATGCAGGGTTTGAATTAGAATTATATACTGTACTGCTTGTAGGAAAATAATTCGGAAAAGTATTAGCAACAGTATTAGTATTAGACCCAGAAGGTATAGAAAGTCTAGAAAACATCATTGAACTATAATTATTATTTGTGTGTGCAAATGTTATATTATTCGGTCCGCTTCCTTGAATAGCAGCAACTGGATTTTTTCCATATCCACTTACACCACTTACTGCATAATTAGCGCCACCAACTGAAAGAGTATTATATAGAACTCCTAGAGTTTGTGTTGCTGAAGAAGAGTTGGATTGAATACTCCCTACAACAATTTGTGTTTTATCAACTGAAGATACTAATTTTCCTGCCGAATAACTTAGATTAGAACCAGAACCAAATGTGGGAGGAACGCCATTAATTTCAACAATATCAGCCACATTGCTCTGAGAAACAGTGCCAGTAAGTATAATTCTTTCAGAAAAAAACAAAGAACCAATTGCGAGTGTGTTAGGATCAGTCCAATTTGCAAAATCAATATTAGCAGGTCCGGTGGCACCAGTAGCACCAGTAGCACCAGTAGCACCGCCTGGAGAACCTGTTGCTCCGATTGGGCCAGTAGACCCTGTTGCTCCTTGAGAACCTTGAGGGCCTGTCGCCCCAGATCCAGATGCCCCTATTGGACCTGTTGCACCAGTGGAACCAGTGGATCCAGTTAAGCCAGTTGCGCCAGTTGCGCCAGTTAAGCCAGTAGCACCAGTTGGTCCCTGAATACCTGTAGCACCTGTGGCGCCTTGTATACCTGTAGCACCTGTGGCGCCTTGTATACCTGTAGCACCTGTTAATCCAGTTGCGCCTGTAATGCCTTGGATACCTGTAGCACCAGTTAAGCCAGTTGCTCCTTGTGGACCAGTTGCACCAGTTGCTCCAGTCGGACCAGTTGCTCCTCCTGCATCAGGTACCCAGGATAAGTTACCACTTCCATCAGTTGAGATTGTATAATTAGCAGAACCACCTGTAATGATTACATTAGAAATACTACCAAGATTGCTAATTCCATTAACAGTAAGACCAATTAAAGTACCTACAGAGGTAATATTTGACTGAGCGTTTTCAGTTACAGTACCGTTTGCTACAAAATTTAAGAATCCGTCACTCATTATATTACCTCAGATTTTATCAAGTCATAAGAAAGATTTTCTTTGATCATTCTTTCTCTTATTAAATTACATATTCTATCGTATACTTTGCTTCTGCTTTCTTGAAAAATGTTATAAGTCTTAGCGAAATTTATAAAATCTTCAGTAGAACCATTACTTATTATATCAATAACTTTTTGATACTCTAAATGTATTTTTGCTGAACTAAACATTAAATCGTCCTTTATATGTTTCCATTATGGCATATCTTGTGTATAATCTTGTATTTCCTACTAAATTTTTTATTAAAAATCCACCACCATCAATATTTAAACCACCGGGATTATAGGCAGCATCTAAATTGATACTTATTTGAGCATTAGCAGGTATTACATATGTACCTATCAAAGCATTATCAAAAAAGAAAATAAGACCTATATCCGTTGTATATGCAGGTCCAATTTGACAAATAGTATCTTTGTCACTGACTAAAATAACATCTAAATTTAATATTAAATATTCATCCGCTTCAAGCGGGAAGTTAGGAGTACTTCCAAAATTGTCATATATAAAAACATACCAATCATCATCACCATTTTCAAGAATTTGAAAACTTGCTCCCGCGGGTTCCCAAACAGCCGTGCTATTATTAAGATAACCATTAGCAGTGCTGCTTGTATTTGAAAAATAAGGATTGTATAAATTAGCAGGTACTGTTGTTCCATCTATATAGATAGGCAAATTTAATATAGTATTAGCATTTGCTGCTACAGGTAAATCAACTGTATTATTTTGCGGATCTGCAATACCCCAGGCTACTAGTGATATTCTTTGAGATGGGTCGGCGCTATTATTAATATTAGTATATGAAACCGTATTTGGTTGTATATTATTTCCACTAATACCACCAGAATTAATAAGAACACACGCATTAGACAATGCTACCGTAGGAACTGCGCTTAAATTAAATTGTGTATCAGAAATAACATTAGCAACTGTTGTATTTGCTACTAAAGTTCCTGTACCAGAAGTAATCGTAACAAATCCACCTACAGATTGCGACAAGTTGGCTATAGAATCAAGAGTAACTAATGTTCCTGAACTATTAGCATTACAACCAGCCCAAGTACTTGCTACAGTTATATTCATACCTCCCCAGGTGAAGGCAGCAGATGAGTTAGATGATCTACCAGCATGATCATTTCTTGCAGTAACTGAAGCATAATAAGTTGCTGGACCAGCATCATTTACATCAATTCTAACTGTATCTCCAGGAGTAAAAGGTGTTCCATCACTTTTACTAACTGTTCTATAAAGTCTGTGTGTGGAAACATTACTTGTTGCCCCATAATTAAAGTCCATATATAAAACTGTACCGGTAGTTGATACCGTTGAAGTTACATTAAATGATTGTATTTCACCTTCACCTGGAGGATTTACTGTAAATACCGGCGCCCCAGGTTGTCCAACAATATTAGGATCAGTTAAGCCTGTGTTGAATGCTGGTACAAAGTCTTGTATAGAGTTGTCAGCATAAATTGAATCGTTATATTCAAATGCTTGTATGCTTGCTCCTAATGTACCATCAGGATATTTTTCTTCAGCAACATTAGCAACTCTAAACAGTTTATCAGTCCAACCATAAACAGTACTGTTGACTTTAATAACATCACCTGCTTCTATTTGAATACCAGAGTAATCCATTTGAAATGAAATAGTCAAATCTTCGCGTGATTCTAAAAGTCTACGCAAGCCAATATACTTTGCTTGTACAGCATTGTTGACTAAAGGCAAGTCAATGTTAAGTCTGTTCACAGCCTCATTTGGAGACATGATACCGGGTTGATAATCTGATAATTTAAGAGTTTGATAATCAGTTTGATCTTTAATGTTTGTATTAGGGTAAGCAACTTCTAGTTCGTTAAAAGTTTGATTTAAGTCAATTGGATTAACTTGTATACCGCTTACTAAGTTGCTGTCATCTACTTCAAACAAATCATTAAGAATAGTATAGTCAAGATAACTTTGATTGATTACAACTTTCCATTTACCAGTTAGTTCACTATACTGTAACCAAGAATCACAAGAGTCTACTAATATTTGTAAATTTACTAAACAATTATTTGCTGTGTCTATAGGACCATTTATACGATATCTTTCTTGTTGGGCAGAACCACCGCCAACCGGTACATAAGTAATTAGTTCATCTGAATATGTGTTTAAATCATCTAATGAGTCAGTGTCAATTCTTGATAAGGGAATAGCACAACCATAGCGAGTATTAAGCATATAATCTTTTAGTACATCACCCGGTTTATCTATAGAATTAGTTATTTTTGCTGTTAGTGAACCGAGATTAGTTGTATTTGCGTCAGTATTATAAATTACTTTTATAATAGCAAATGCACAATTAGTCATTGTATCAGTAGCAGTCCATCTTTGCCCTGAGGCAATAGCAGCATCAGATAATATTTGTATAGCAGTTAATCCACCAGTATTAACACCAGATGAACTACCATTATTAAACAAATAAATGAATAAGTTGCCAGCAACAGTAGTGTCTACTTGAGGAGTACCTTGGTTATTATTTTCTAAACTAGCAACAGCGGCATCAACACCAAATGATACTAATTTACCATCATAATAAATTTCATCAAATGTATATCCTGATCCAACTGTTGTATCGGTATGCTCTGCTAATGCAACAACATACCACATTGTTTTTTGATCAGTAGATATCTTTGCGTCAATGATTGGACCACCGACAAATGCTGATCCATATATTACAGGTATTTTATTGTCTGTTGCTGGTGGCAACTGTATTCTACCACCACCTGCTGCTCCCGATGTAGACGATTTCATTTGTCGTTTAGCAATTAATCGTGATACGCCTGTTGCTAACAATGATGTACCAATAAACCTAGCCGTACCTACTACCACTGCTTTAAGTGTAAGTGCTTTTACTGCTGTAACTACCGCTGTTGCTGCTGCTGAAAATAATGCCATGTTATAGTCCTATTGCGTATGTTTCTTCAATCTTTTTAAATCCAAAGCGTTCATAATTTATATTTGCTAAGTTTTCAGTATTGGTCATAGTATATGCTTTAATTAAATTTTGTTGTCTTAATTTCTCTGCTTCGTCAATGTAAGTCTTTAGCAATTTATATCCAGCGCGAGTTTTTTGATGCTTAGGATCAATCCAAAATATCATTTCGCGTAAATTAATTTCTTTTGGATTTAAGATATTTTGATCTTTCATACCAATTATCATACCAACTACTTTGTTGTTATGTTCAGCAACAACTGCTAGTCCACCACCAATTATAATGTGATGGTATAATTTGTTAAAGTAATCATAGTCTGGGTTTTCTAACGCTGTGCCAGGTAAAGTAACCGCGTGTAAAAAATCATCTATCATTTTTAAGATGTCGTTAACATCAAATTTATTTGCTAATCTTGTGTTCATTTAATAACCTTCATATCTTACATAATCATTAAATTCTGCGCCACTAGACTGATACATTGATGTACTTTGTACTATAGAATTACCTTTGGCAGGCATACCAAAGTCAAACGATACACCAGATATAGAATATACTTGATTCATACTTGTGTCTGTGTTGTTAAAGAACTGCCAACTTTCTTTATTTGTTTTTCTACCAGCAATACGATTTTCTAAAACTGTTTTGTAACTTGAAGCAGAGATAGCAACAGTAAAATTATCTTCACTGCCTTCACGGTCTTGTGCTATGTTATAGTTGGTAACAATGCCTGTAAATCTAGGGTAAGTATTTTGTAGTACCATGTTAGCATCATAAAAACCTCTGATTACTTCTAATTCACTACCTCTAATTTTGTTTGCTAGTACAACATAAATGTTATTACCAGACACACCTGACAATGCTAT